ATCATATGCTAGAACCATCTCTCCATAGTCTTCGTTAAACATTGTTCGATACATTCTTACAGAATTGAGTATCATGTGTCTAACCATATCTTCTTCTAACTCACCTTTGTTCATATGCAAATGCATCATAAGAGATGCAACAGATATTTGATTCATGTCAATTAGTATCATAATTCAGTATTCTGATTTGATGGTCGATATCTTATAATTAGACAAGCAATTGCAATCAATAATATTGCACTTGCCTCATAAACTAACGCACTTGGGTCCATGTCTTTACCTTGTAGTATTATCAATCTTGATAATGCTGTCATAGCAATGAACAGTGGTAGTGTGATAGGTATCTTATTACTCATATAGAATACACCTATCATACCCAAGACCTCTGTGTATATAAACAACAATAATAAATCAGGTAGATTAACTTTTCCTACCATGTATATTGACATTATCTCTTGTATGGTTGCAACAATCGTTAGTATTGCAATCACACCTAGTAATCCTTTTTCTATAATTTTTATTGAATTCATATCTCTCTCTTTAGAAAGGGTGGCCCGAAGACCACCCCACTAATTCTTAATTAATTAAGAAGCGTATGAAACTCCTGTTCCATAAAGTGCTTTGATTCCAGCAGCAATAATTGTTTTATCAACTTTACCACCCATCAATACTGCACCTACACCAGCGTTAATAATTGCTTGTGTTGGTTCACCCATACGATATGATGTACCATTTGCAGTTTTATTGATATAAATCATATGACCTTGACTTCTTAATTTGTCAACCATCGCTTGTGGTGATGTTAGGTCAAACTGACTTCTTAATTGAGACCAAGTAAGTGTCTTACCTGATTCAAATGCATTTAATACGCGTTGTGTTTTTGATAGTGCTTTTCTACCCATGTTATTTTCTCCTTTCGAAAATTAAATTTAATTTGACTAAATTAACGCCTCGTATAGTCATATCGGCGATTACATTATTGTAATTCTTAAAATTCTTTTCCGTCATTATCTTCATCATCTTTACCATGAATTTTTTCTGTTCTCAAATTATGTAAAGAACCTTTTTCTTTTTCATCTTTCCACTTTGATATCTCTTCAGGGTCAGTCTCTAATTCTGTATCTGGTAGAAATTCAACATCGGTCTGCTCCTCTGATATAGTTTCTGCCATCTCTACCAACTCTTTCAATAAACCACTATCGAACTTAGAATAGTGCATATCAACACCATCTGCATTTTCAGTCCTATCGGGTACCATTAGAGAATCAACTAATCCTTGAATTATATGTGGTAGGTTTTCTTGTCTAAACATAGCAGACTTAACTACTTCTGATAAAAAACCTATATCTAAAATAAAATCTGATTTTCCTATTTCATAACCTTGTTCTGATAAGGTATGAATTAATTGTACCATAATATTTTCAGTTATAGAATCAACCTTAAGTATCTTAGATTGCATTTCTAATTGAGTAGTATTTTTTTCTAATGCTCGGTCATATTTTTTCTTTACCCAATTTTCAGCATCTTCACTATTAACTTTATTATGACCTGACCAAGGGCCTATAATTATATTGTCTTTTGTCTCATCTGTCATGATATAATCTTTTTCTCAACTGGTACGATTTGACCTGTGTATTGTAAATAATTGTCTGTTATTTCTTTTTTAGGTTCATTAATTGTTATTATGTTTTCCTCTTTGATAGTAAATTCATCATTCTCAGCGAATGGTATAAAAGGTGAAAAATATAATTTAGTCTCTGAACCACCACTAGGGTTTTGAGCCATCGGTATAAGTACAAATGGTTTTGATATTGTTGTTGTTTCATCATCAGAGTATGTTACTTCTGCTACAATATCCTCACCAGTGGTAAGTCTTAATAATTTTATGTCTGCCATTTTAGTGTCCTTTTTTTCTTCGATAATTATTTTTCATTTGATGTGGCCCTGGCGTTTCTCTTAACTTCTTTAACCATCTCTGTCTTCCAGCTGACTTGGCCAATCTTTTCTTCTCACTTTTCTTCGTAAAAAATTGCTTGTCATGAGCAAGATTCAAAACACCAGCTTTAAGAATTTTCTTTTTGAATATTCGTAATGCTTTGTTTATATCATCTCCATGAACTATTACCTCTAGACCACCAGCTTTTTCCTGTGGTTTTTTCTTGAAGTTTTTTTTCTTTTCGTAACTTTTTACTTGAAACTTTTGTCTTGGTTTTGTGGAACTACCTCTCAAACTCGACCTCCTACGATTGAAGTGGTTAAATCATAAACTGCCTGAATGGCATCAAATTTATTTTCGAATCCTAGAATGACTAGATTGTCCATGTTCTTATCTAAGATTTCTAATGCATCATCCTCTGATATGTCACCACCAACTAACTTCATGGCGGTAACATTTAGAATATTTTCAGCTTGTTCCATAGCGTAATCTTTTACTTGTCCCATTATGCAGCCTCCAACATAGCCATCGGTACAGAATATCTACGACCACCTATATCGACAGTACATCTTTTTTGTTTAATTTTGATAAGTGTACCCAACTCTCTTTTAGTCTTTTGAACTACATACACTTGTTGACCTTCTTGTAATGATGATTTTGCATTCATCACTTGAACATCACGAATAAAATCTATCAGACCATTTAACTCTGATAAATCCATATTCATGATTTCTTTTCGTATACTCTCTTTCATATTTTCAACCTCTCTTGATTTAAATTACATGGCAATCTTAACATATCCATACAAGATATGTCAAGGGTTAATTTTAGATTCTGTATGGTAATGATAACCCCTTTAAAAGACTGAATTTGTCTTGATTCCAATATTCTCTGATATGAGAATAATTCTCATCTAGGTATATCATATTAATCCATACATTAGGGAATTGTCCTCTCTCATCCATACATTGTATATGGAAATCAATCTCATCAAAAGTTTGTTCTAATTTAAATTTTCTGTTTTCACTCATATTTTCTCTCTCTTTTTATGATTCTGTAGCCATTATGACAGGTCATACAACTATTGTCAAGGGTTATTTTGCCCTTATTTTTGGGGGGTGTAAATGAGAATCATTCTCATTTAGAGGGGTCTATAGATAGTGATTAATTCTTCTTTTCCTTTGACTTTGATTTCATCAACTTTCATAGATTTTATATTGTTTAATTTTTCCATAGTATATGATGAATATAGAGTAGATACAATACCACCATTTTCATCTTTGTAGTTTCTGGTTGCTGCTTCCAATCTGGCAGCTAAATTGACTGCATCTCCAATAACTGAATAATCAAATCTTGTGTCACTACCCATGTTTCCAACTATGCATGTTCCTGTATTGACACCAGACCCTATATTGATATCTGGTAACCCTCTCTCTTTAAAATTCTGTTTTAGTCTTTCTGTTTCCTCTGCACACTCGATAGCAGTCTTGACAGCCATCTCTGCATGGTCTTCACAATCTAGTGGTGCATTCCAAAACGCCATAATACAATCACCCATGTACTTATCAACTGTTCCACCATTCTTCAAAACAATCTTAGTCATACGATTTAGATAGTCATTGATAACTTCAACTAATCCCTCTGGGTCATCTTTGTTTTTATAATATTCTGATATTGGTGTAAACCCTACAATGTCCATAAACAGAAAACTCATCTCTCTTCTCTCACCACCTAGTTTTAATTTACTTGGGTCTTTCTGTAACTCTGCAACTTGTCTTGGGTCTAGATAAGTTTCAAATTGTTTTCTTATTTGTTGTTTTAATCTGAACTCTAAAATAAATCTATTAAAAATACTATGCATACCAACTATGGTGATTACAATAATTATCCAACTCACATCAGATAATATTAAATGGTTGTGAAATAAATAATAAGAACCATAGACACTCACACCATAAAGTGACAACATACTCAAACCAATAAACCAATAAGGTGTAAATCTTGTAATCAGTATAACCATGATACCTAAAACAAAAGATAAAACTAATTCTAAAAATGAACTAATATCATAACGATTAATTTGTTTACCATCTATCATAGTTTGTAATGTAGATGCTGATAAAACATAATCATATTGTTCACCGACTGGTGTTGCAATAATTCCACCTAAACCCTCAGCAGTCATTCCTATGATTACAGTACGAGCATTGAACTTTGAAAAATCATCCTCTGAGGCAGAAATAGTTTCAAACTGTTTGTTCCAATGTAACCAGATTCTTGCATTTGGGTCTGTGTTGATGATAGGAAACCCTGGTACTCTTACTGCTTGAACTCCACTCTCTCCTGCTTTGACTTGATAACTTGGATTACCTGTTGCAACTCTAATGACTTCTACTGCCATGGTAGGATATGTTGCTTCTCCTATTCTCATGATTAGTGGTATTCTTCTTACTACACCATCTATCTCAGGGGCAGTATTAATTACACCAACACCATCAGCACTACTACCTAACTCTGGTATGGGACCTAATATACCATCCCACTCGAAAAGATAAGGTAATGGGTCACCTATTTTTGCAACTCCTCTTGGTACAGAGTTTTTATTAGTTTGTGATGTACCAACTTGTGCAATCACTATACCATTGTTAATTAATACTTTTGAAAAAAACTTATCTGTTCCAAATCTATCCTCTTCTGAAAATAGTATAGGTAACATGATTACACCAGCACCTGACTGTCTTAGTTTTAAAATTATCTCTGCAACTTTGTCTCTTGACCATGGCCACTGTCCATACTTCTCAATAGCTTTTTCATCAATCGTAACAACACCAATATCTTTTGATAATTCTTTTTCTTCTTGTTGTATGAGAATATCAAATGATTTTAATTTTAATATTTCTTTGACATAAGGTTCTTGTAAACCAATAAAAGTTAAAGTGAGTAAAGTTATGAACGCAAAAGTCCAATGAGTTATAATTTTTTTCATTGATTGACAGTTAATGAACAAGAAGAATGACCGCAATAAAGGTTCCCTGTATAACTTTTGTTATTACCTGTCTGATTTATAGTCATGGAAGAACCAACACTTGTTCTACCATCAACATCTATATTAATATTATTATCGTTACCAGTCTGGTCTAGATTAATGACAAACTCATCCATACTTTGTATATCGTAATCTATGTTGTTATCTTCACCATCTTGCTCAACATTAAAAGTGCCACCATCTGTTGTAGTAATTGTAACAGTTACATCATTAGCATATGCTGAAAAACTTAACAGTAGTAGTAAACTACTGAGCTTGATAAATTGTGATATCATTTTCTACACCCCCTATTTCATAATCAATAATTTCAAAATCTTGTTGTGTTATATTTAGGATATATCCATACTCCTTGTTTAGTCTTAGTTCGATTTTATTACCAGCAGCGTCTTCTCTACTCCACAACCAGTCTGGGTCTTCATCTAATAAAGTAATACCTGTCTCAGGGTCTCTACCTAATCTAACCTCTGTCTTTGTTTTTTCTTTATCGAATTCATTTCTCATTTGTAAAGCAAGTTGTTCATTAATTTGTTTAAGTATGTCTGCCAAAAAATTTTGTTCTAGAAAATCTATGTCTAATCCTGTTACCCAATTTTCAGTCTCCTCTTCTAAGTAATCTACATCTAACTCTTCAAACTCTAAAAAATCTAAATCTAGTGCATTTGCAATTATTGCGTATCTTTCTTTAGTTTGTTGTTCTTCTATCTCTCTAGGTTTTGATATGATTAATAAATTACCAATTAAATTTTCATCTATGTCTAGTGTTACAGGTTTCATAGGTCTACTGTCAGGTGTTTCTACGACTGTTGCTTGAAATGCTTGATTCATGATAACTTGTCCAGCGTCTGATGTTACATCTATCTCACCAACATAACAATTACCACTTGTATCACATGATGGTAATAATATAATTGTAGAACTACCTGTTTCATCTATT